GGAGCACTTGCTGGGATAGCATCACCTTGGGTATAAGAAGCACTAAATGAGAATGCTTCACCAGATGTTGCTTGTGATGCTGTAATCGTTGTAGAAGCAGCAGTAAAACCATCACTGGTCATACCAATTGCATTACCTACAACACCTGATGTGGTGCCATCAGAGGTGGTTACGCCACTACCAGAGATGGACATGCCATGACCCACTCTCGTAGCAGTAGACCTTGCAGCATCAACAGTCAGTTGCACACTAGACGCATGTTTAGTAACAAGACCACCTGCTTGTGCAGGTGCCACCATCAGAAACATAACCAAAGGAAGGAACTTTTTCATTTTTACATTTCGATTTGGTGTTCTATGTATATTTATCGAATCTTTTTCGTGACAACCGAAAAATGTTTGACGGTATACCACACATAATATGACTAGGCATGACTGTTAAATAATTCTGCCGAATGCTACGGGTTCGGTAAACTACATACTTGCTTTTTAGGAGTAAACAAATGACAGGACTCAGAAAATTTGCGTCAAAAGATTTGAACGCCATCATCGATGCCACAGAAAGATACAGTGTTGGACTCGATGATCTCATGTATAGACTACATTCTTATGGAATGGGATCAGTTAATGAATCTTATCCTCCCTACAACCTAGTCAAGGAAAGTAATGTCAAGTGGAGAATCGAAATGGCATTAGCAGGTTGGTCAAAGGATGAGTTTGAAGTAACCACACAGAGTAATGTTCTACTGGTCAGTTCTAAGAAAGATAGAACTAAAAGTGAAGAAGAATACATGCATCGTGGTGTAGCAAGTCGTACCTTTGCACGAGGTTTCAACATTAGTGATGATGTAAAAATTGGGAAGGTTTGCTTTACAAATGGACTTCTTGTGATAGAATTAGAGAAGATCATTCCTGAGCATCAGCAACTAAAGGTTTATGAAATCCAAGATTCTACAGGTGATTCTTCACCCAGTGACTCACTTTAATGTGATGCTAATCGGATTCCTCTGTCTTATACAGATGCTCCATTTACATGCACACTACACCATGGAAGTTGATGTGGATTCATATGTCACACAGTTCTGTAGAAAGAACCCAGACACTTGTGCAGGGATGGTTGAGGAATACTGATATATAGTATACAATTAAAGAGACCCACACGGGTCTCTTTTGTTTTGGAGGCAACTATGCACACGTTTGTAAACTTGTGTCCCAAAAGCAATTATGAGGACACAGAAACGATCCTGATCGAAGTGCCTGCAAGCATGGTGGAAGAAGTTCTTCCATACATTCGGTCAGTTCAAGAACAACAGAATATTACAGAGAACGCAGCAATTGGTAAATTGCTTCGTAAAGCATACGATCAAGTTATTGAGGAATATTATGAGCGTAAGAATCGCAAGACTAAAAAGCGGTGAGGATGTCATTGCTGACATTCAAGAAATCTGTCCGAAGGATGCTCCTGAAAAACCAGTAGCATATCTGTTTGGCAAACCCTACATTGTTGATGCTGTAGAGAATAAAGATCTACAAGTTCTTACTGAAGAACCTCAGCAGATCGATGATATCAGTGTCATGTTTTATCCCTGGGCACCTATGTCTGCCGAGGAAAAGATTATGTGTCCAATTGAATGGGTCGTTACAATCTATCGACCATACGAAATTATTACAGAAAAGTATAACAAACTAACTGGAGGTGAAAAAGAACATGTTGAAAGTATTACTCCTGAAGTCCTTACCTGATGTCTATGTTGTGGGCATGATTGAAGAGATGGATGAAGAACCATCACTCTTTATCAAGGATGCCTACAGCATTGAGGATGGACAGTTGACAGAGTGGCCAAAATACACTTCTCAACGTGATCTTTTCTTGACTTCTGACTCGATCTTTACTATACTAGATCCGTCAGCAGAGATTGCTGCTGCGTATTCACAGAAGGAGAGTTGATGTACACTAACGTTGCAGTAAGGGGTGATTACATTTACTACCGAGAGGTAGATCATGGTAACCACATCAGTGGTCGTGACCGTTTTCAACCCACACTCTTCGTGTCTTCTAACAAGGAGACTGACTATCAGACCCTAGACGGTAAGTTCGTTGCCCCTGTTCAACCAGGAGGCATCCGTGACTGCCGTGAATACTTTCAGAAGTATGAGAACGTTGAAGGTTTCAACGTTTATGGCAATGATCGTTATGTGTATCAGTGGATCTCAGACACCTACAAGGGTGATGTTGACTGGGATCTCAACTCTCTCAAGATCTGGACGATTGACATTGAGGTGGCATCTGAAAACGGTTTCCCTACCGTTGAAGAGTCTGCTGAGGAGATTCTTTGTATCACTATCAAAGACTTCATCACCAAAGAGATCATCACCTGGGGCACACGTCCCTTTGACTGGAATGCTAACGAACTGACGTATGTCTTCTGCGATAACGAGCAGGAGATGATGCGTCGGTTTATTGATTATTGGCATGAAAACTGCCCTAACATTGTGACTGGTTGGAACAACAACCTATATGACATTCCCTACATTTGTAATCGTTGTCAACGGATTCTTGATGAGAAAGAAGTCAATCGTCTTTCTCCTTGGGGTTGGGTGAATGCACGAGAGATCGTGATTGCTGGACGCAAACACGTTCAGTATGAGATCGCAGGTGTGTCTATCTTGGACTACATGGATCTCTACAAGAAGTTCACCTACACCAACCAAGAATCTTATCGTCTGGATCACATTGCTAATGTCGAACTTGGTGCCCGCAAGTTGGACCACAGTGAGTATGACACCTTCAAAGATTTCTATAGCAAGAACTGGCAGAAGTTCGTTGAGTACAACATTCATGACGTGAATCTTGTTGACCAGTTGGAAGACAAGATGAAACTGGTTGAACTTGCTGTGACCATGGCATATGATGCTAAGGTCAACTTTGAAGATGTGTACTCACAGGTTCGCATGTGGGACACCATGATTTACAACTTCCTGAAGGAGAAGAACATTGTCATTCCCCCGAAAAAGCAATCGAACAAAGATGCTCAGTATGCTGGTGCGTATGTCAAGGAACCTGTTCCTGGACTATATGAATGGGTGGTCAGTTTTGACCTCAACTCCCTATACCCTCACCTCATTATGCAGTACAACATCTCGCCAGAGACGTTACTACCGCATCGGTATTCAGGGATCTCGGTAGACAAGATTCTCAATCAGGAAGTTGATCTTTCTGATCTCAAGGGTCAGACTGTATGTGCCAATGGTGCATGTTATGACACAACTCGTCAGGGATTTCTGCCCAAGATGATGCAGAAGATCTACGATGAACGTAAACAGTACAAGAAACTGATGCTTCAGGCAAAGCAGGAGTATGAAAAGACTCCTACTAAGGAACTGGAGAAGGCAATCAGCAAGTATAACAACATTCAGATGGCACGTAAGATCCAACTGAACTCTGCTTATGGTGCCATTGGTAATCAGTATTTTCGTTACTTCAACCTGGCAAATGCTGAGGCAATCACCCTGTCTGGGCAGGTCTCGATCCGATGGATTGAGAACAAAATGAACACTTATCTCAACAAAATCCTAAAGACCGATGATACTGACTACGTTATTGCTTCTGATACTGATTCCATCTATCTCAATCTGGGTCCTCTGGTACAAAATGTATTCAAGGACAGAGAGAAAAGCAATCAGAGCATTGTTGGGTTCCTTGACAAGGTGTGTGAAGTGGAATTTGAAAAGCATATCGGTCATTCTTATGAAGCGTTGGCAACCTATGTGAGGGCATACGATCAGAAGATGTTCATGAAACGTGAGAACATTGCTGATCGTGGTATCTGGACTGCCAAGAAACGATATATTCTCAATGTCTGGGACAGTGAGGGTGTCCGATACAAGGAACCCAAACTCAAGATGATGGGCATCGAAGCAGTCAAGTCTTCTACACCTGCACCCTGCAGGCAGAAGATTAAAGATGCACTGAAGGTCATCATGTCTGGTAGTGAGGAGGAGACTCAGCAGTTTATTGCTGCATTCCGAGAGGAGTTCAAGACTCTATCCCCTGACCAGATTGCATTCCCACGGTCATGCAACAACCTGACCAAGTTCAAAGACAACACAACACTCTATCGTAAGGGCACCCCCATCCATGCCCGTGGTGCTATCCTGTATAACTACCATATCAAAAAGAACAAACTTGATCGTAAGTATCCTCTGATTCAGGACGGTGAGAAGATCCGATTCCTATATCTAAAAGTCCCTAACAAGATCAGTGAAAACGTGGTCTCCTTCATTCAGGAGTTCCCGACTGAACTTGGACTTGACAAATACATCGATCATGACCTACAGTTCGACAAAAGTTTCCTTGAACCACTCAAGATTATCCTTGATGTCATAGGTTGGAAGGCAGAAAAAATCGCAACACTTGAATCATTTTTCCTATGAATTTCCTAGAAGATATTGCCAAAGAGATTGGTAATGAATATGCAGGCATCGTTGCTGACGGTGTTGCTGCTGGTGATACTACTGCATTTGTTGACACTGGATCGTACATTTTCAACGGTCTGGTGTCTGGTAGTATCTACGGTGGCATTCCATCTAACAAAATCACTGCTATTGCAGGTGAATCCTCTACTGGTAAGACCTTCTTCTGTCTGAGTATTGTCAAGAACTATCTTGAGATGGACCCTGATGCAGGTGTCATCTACTTTGAGTCAGAGTCTGCTATCTCTCGTGACATGATTGAGAGTCGTAACATAGATAGTAAGAGAATGGTCCTAGTTCCTGTCACTACAGTGCAGGAGTTCAGGCATCAGGCAATCAAAATCCTAGACAAATACTTAGCACAACCTGAAGAAGAACGCAAACCCATGATGTTTGTGCTAGACTCTCTAGGGATGCTCTCTACAACCAAAGAGGTCGAGGACACTGAAGCGGGTAAAGATACTCGTGACATGACTCGTGCTCAGGTTGTGAAGTCGATCTTCCGTGTTCTGACTCTCAAACTGGGGAAAGCAAATGTACCAATGCTTGTCACAAATCACACCTACGATGTTGTCGGTGCTTATATTCCAACAAAAGAAATGGGTGGTGGTTCTGGTCTTAAGTATGCTAGTAGCACAATCATTTATCTCAGTAAGAAGAAAGAGAAGGACGGAAAGGAAGTCGTCGGAAACATTATCAAGGCAAAGACTGCTAAGTCTCGTCTAACCAAGGAGAATGCTGATGCTGAGATTCGTCTTTACTACGACGAACGTGGACTGGACAAGTATTACGGCTTACTGGAACTGGGTGAGAAGCATGGAGTCTTCACCCGAAAGGGGAATCGGGTTGTTGTTGGGGAATCTTCCGTTTATCCTTCTGCTATACTTGCTGATCCCGAAAAATACTTCACCCCCGAAGTCATGATGCAACTTGATAAAGCAGCAGAGAAGGAGTTTACCTATGGTTCATAATCATATTCGTATTTTTAATGATGTTCTCCCTGCTAATACCTGTGCAAAGTTGTGTGAGTATGCTCGGGGAGAGCATGACTTCAAGATGGATAGGTTTGAACTGGATAACTGTCCTAAGTTCTGGAAAGGATTTTTCTTACCCGAAGTCAACAAAGAACTGCATGATCACTTGATTGATCATGTCAAGGATTGTACAGTTAAATACTTTAAGCAAATCAAATATGATCTGAGTCTTCTTCCTGACTCCTGGAGTTTGGAGGCATTGACTCTCAAAAGGTATGATCCTGGTGATAGATTTGACCGACATGTTGATGTCACTAACTATGATGCAGCACGTCGTTTCTTAGCACTTCAATTCTATTTGAATGAGGACTTCAAGGGTGGTAAAACTATCTTCGATGGTGGTCCTACTATCCAACCTAAGACTGGTAGACTCCTTGTCTTTCCACCTACTTGGGAATATCCACACACAGGGACTCCTATCCAATCAGGTCAAAAGTATTTGCTGACGACCTATCTACACTACAAAGATGACTGAATTTGACTCCGATTTTATTGAAGAGGATTGCGTAGACTGTAATGAAAACGCAACCAAACTCATGCAGGAAATCGAAGAGGGTCTAGCACTCATCGATGAAATGCAACCTGGGGTACAGGGGTCTGTAAGTCGTGATGATATCATAGCAAATAACGTGATTATGGTGTATGATGGGGACGGTAATCTAGTTTCTAGTTTACCTGAACCAGTGCTTGAACAGACTCTAAAGACTTACAAGGACTGTGGTATTGACACTCGCAAGTGGGTCTTTACCAGATCTTTCCGACAGGCAGATCACTTCGTAGCAAACATTGATGAACAACGTGAACGATTAAATGAACAGAATCGAAACCTTAATCCTGAACCAACTCCTGAACAACCAGGAGTTCTTGAGGAAAGTGATACCCTTCCTGAAGAAGGACTATTTCGAGTCGATCTCAACGAAGACCTGCTTCGACAGCATTCAGACCTTTGTGACGAACTACGATCAGACTCCAACTAAGGAGATTCTGAGAGTTGAGATTGAGAATCGTCTCGATCTGTCTGAAGATCTGTTCAAGGAATGTCTGTCCACCATTGATTCTCTTGAAGAGGAGGATCATGAACTGCAATGGTTGCTAGACACTACTGAGAAGTGGTGCAAGGAACGTGCTGTCTATCTGGCATTGATGGAGTCTATTCAGATTGCTGATGGGCAGGACAAGCACCGTGATCGTGGTGCCATTCCACAGATTCTTTCTGAAGCATTGTCGGTATGTTTTGACAATACTATCGGTCACGATTACCTTGAGGACTCTGATGCTCGATATGAGTTCTATCATCGGGTTGAAGACAAGATCCCCTTTGATATTGATTATCTAAATAAGGTTACCAAAGGTGGGATCCCTCGTAAAACTCTCAATATCTTCCTTGCTGGTACAGGTGTGGGTAAGTCTCTTGCTATGTGTCACTGTGCATCTGCAAATCTTCTCGATGGCAAGAACGTCTTGTACATCACCATGGAGATGGCAGAAGAAAAGATTGCAGAGAGGATCGATGCTAACTTGCTGAACGTTGGTGTTCGTGACCTGGGTGATTTGACACACTCTATCTTTGATAAGAAGGTGGTTCAACTCAGTCAGAAGACCCAGGGCAGACTCATCATCAAAGAATATCCTACGGCATCTGCTCATGTTAATCACTTTGAGTCTCTGCTTGATGATCTTGCTATCAAAAAGAATTTCAAACCCGATATTGTCTACGTGGATTACCTTAACATATGTGCTTCTTCCCGATATAAGAACAACATCGTTAACTCATACACGTACATCAAATCAATCGCAGAAGAACTCAGAGGCATGGCCTGTAAATACGGGGTTCCTGTCGTTTCTGCTACTCAAACCACTCGTTCAGGTTATGGTAGCACTGACCTTGACCTTACTGACACTTCTGAATCCTTTGGTCTCCCTGCTACTGCTGACCTCATGCTTGCCCTCATTTCTACTGAAGAGTTGGAGGAGCTCGGGCAGATTATGGTGAAGCAGTTGAAGAACCGATACAACGATCCAACCGTCAACCGTAAGTTTGTTCTGGGTATTGACAGAAACAAGATGAGGTTGTATGATTGTGATCAGTCAGAAGGTGGGGACCTTCTGGACTCTGGACAAGAGGAAGCACCTGTGAAAACTTTCAAAGACAAATTCGCAACACTAAACTATGACTAAGAAGCAACAAAAGAATGCTGGCCACCCCCAAGCAGACTTTGACAACTACCAGAAGTTTGTCATGTCTATCACCAGCAAAGAGTCTTCTGACAATGATGTATTCCTGGAACGACTTGCTGCCCTCAAAGATGAAGGTTGCGAAACCAATCGACTGCTGACTGCTGCTGTTGGTATGTCTGCTGAGGCAGGTGAGTTCACTGAGATTGTGAAGAAGATGATCTTCCAAGGCAAACCATACAACGATGACAATAAGAAGCACCTGCTGATTGAACTGGGTGATGTCATGTGGTATGTCATGCAAGCATGTACTGCTCTGGGTGTGTCTCTGGATGAGGTTGTAATTCAGAACACTTACAAACTTCTGGCACGATATCCGATGGCAAAGTTTGATGTTGAAAAGTCTGAGAACCGAGCAGAAGGAGACATCTGATATAGATAGGGGGTAGAGTTACCCCCTTTTTTATGGCTACCCTGTCGGAAGTATTGCTTGCCGTCAATAAAGTCACACAAGATTTGGACACTACTGTAGATGCAAGTGCCAGAGTAACTAAGATTCTGGTCAAAGTTGATGATAGGGTGACTGCTAGAGCAGATATGGTCGATGCTTTGAAACAAGCAGGACTAAAGCAGGGTGCGAATAGTAGTCAGACTAGACCTAATTTTGGTAGTAATGACTTTGTTATCAGTAAGATTCCTGAGTCTAGTTTTGATGGCATTGTAATTAAAGAAACTAGCACATCAGTCATCAGATATATCTTCAAAGGCAAACGTGGAGGATCAGGTGCAGGTGCAGCAGAAACTAAGAAGACTGAATCAGGTCAGGCAGTCTATGCAGCAGTGGCATTTAATCTAGGAAGACATATTACACAGGCAGATATCACACCAGACACAGTAGAGGCAGCAAAAGGTCTGTTTGATGTTGATGAGACAAGAGAAAACATTTTCAAAATGGATGACTCATGGGTATCATCTTGTGTTAAGGGTGCTAATAGACTCTGGGATGAGTTTAAAAATATAAAATCTAGAGGTGTCAAGTTTCACCGTGGATCAGCAGAGGTGAACTACATTGAGAATCAATTTAAGAGAGTGAAGAAAGCAGAAGGTGTCAGGATTGACATCAATAAATGGTCTCCTGCTGACATCTATGTCACTACTAGTGGATACAAACATAAGTGTCTAGAAGAAGAGCAGACTTTGCAGGGTCTGAATCAATGT